ATCATACCTCCATTGGATTGCTCCTTAGGTAGGCATTGTCGCTGGCTTCTTCCAGCATCTCAAGTGCATCACTCGTTGCCGGCCGAGCCGAACCGCCGCACGATGACCTCGAAGACGATGTCGGAAATCCACATGGCCGAGACGCCGATCAAAAAGGCGGCGGCGAGCGTCGTGGTGTCGTCGGCCGGATCGGGGATAGGCATGCCGGTTGCCCTGAACCAGGCGACGGCAGGCAGCGTCAGATACGCAGCCGCCAGCGCCCCGCAGATCGGCGAGGCAATCATCTCGCGCAGCTTGTAGCGATGGCGCGACAGTGCTCGCAGCACGCCGCCGGCTAGCCCGGCGGCGACGACCGGCCCCTTGATGCCGAGCATGTCGAAGAGGTCGTGCATCGGCTAAGGCCTCCATCCGCAGAGCTTTTGTCCCTTGCGGTTGTGCGCCAGGAGCGCTCTCGCCTCGGCGTCCGACAGGACGTCGACGGCTTCGGCCGACAGGCGCAGCGGGCTCGAAATCGCGCAGAAGCCGCCCGAAGCAGTCGTGCACCCGGCAAGCGCCACAAGCAGCGCAAGCATCAGTCCCTTGCCCATGATTTCAGCTCCTTTCGAACAGCGTCCGCCGGCAATGCGCCGACGTCGTTCTGCACCTGCTCAGCGACCGCGCGCGCCGCGGCCTCAGCGGCCGCCAGTTTGCCGCGCTCGGCCCTGGCGCCGGCCAGCCGCTGGTGAGCGCCCCAGCAAAGGGCGGCGATGACCGATGCCAGGAAGCCCAGCAGCGCTTTGTTGCCAAGCAGGACGGCGAGGAGCGCGCTCACAGCAGCCACCCGGCGACAAGCCCGGCGGCAAAGCCGATAGCATAGGGTTTCGCGGCTTCGAGATAGGCGATGAGCAGTTGTTGAAACCCTTCCATGTCAGTGCTCCCAGCCGGATTTGCGGGCCAGCCAGTGCCAGGTCTCGGTGACCGAGGCGATGGCGAGACCGGCGGCGATCTCCAGACCAGCTTGAATGTCGGGGTCGGAAGAAAATGCCGCCGCGTCGTCGGCGCCGAGCAGGCCACGCGCGACCAGAACACCGGCGCCGTAACGCAAGCCGATGCGGATGAAGACGGCGATCATGTCGAACTCCTTGCGAAATTGATTTCAGGATTTGAAGCAGCGCACGCCAGAATCGCAGGCGTTCGACGGGGCTGATCGGCCCGCCGGTAGACACCGGCATCGCACTGCCGGGCTTCGGCGAGAGCGCTGGTGGCTGGGCCGGGGGCCCGGCGAAGGTGGGGCCAACATCAACAGCGCCTGGGAACGGACCGACCGGATGCGATCGCTCCAACCCTTGCCGAAAACCGGCCAGGTGGGCAGCCGCCGCAGGAATGCCAGGCGGGCATCGCAAAGATCGTCGATGACTGCGCCCGGTGGCCTGGCGCCGACAGCTTTGAGCGTGGGCGGGCCGATCCTGCCGTCCTGTGCGGTGCCAACTGCCGCCTGCAGATATTTAGCCGCCCTGCCCGGCCCACTGTTCACGGCGAAGTCGAAGACGGCATAGTCGACACCGCCGGGAAGCTCGGCGCCCGCAGCGGCATCCCAATAGAAGCGGCGATAGACCGTCGCCACCTGAGCATCCGTGATATGGCGAAGGTCGTCCTTCGTCGCATCCGCCTTCACGTAGCGGCGGAAATTGGCCAGCGTCACGCCCTTCATGGTTGCGCCGCCGCGATCGGCCGGATTGTCGGACCAGCCGCCTTCCGATTTGAGGACGAGCGCAAGCGCCCGCGCGAAGTTGCGGTCCATGGGTAACCTCAGGAGATTGTGGAATTTAGCTCGGAGACTTTAGCCAGTCACAGATCACGCACAGGAGACGAGTGTCCTGTTGATCCTGACTGTGCCGACGGCATGTCGGTTGGCCAGCTATAACGCTTCCTCACGGGAGAGGAATTTTGGATGGAGCGGCTAAAGCGGGCTCACGGAAGCACTTCGCCGTCAAGGATGCGTTTATAGAGTTCCAGATAGGCCGTTGCGGCTTTCTGGATCGGAAATCTTTCGGCTGCCGATTCACGGCATGTTCGCGCGGAAATGCTGTTGATCTCATTGAGACCGTGAGCAAACTCGTCATCGGTTTCGAAGAAACGCCCGCTGTCTGCATCGACCGTTTCGGCAAGCGCACCGCACGGAGTGGTCAGCACAGGCGTTCCGCACAGCATTGCTTCGACCGCCGCCATGCCGAACGGCTCTGCCCAGGAGATCGGGTTAAGGAAGGCGTACGCCTCGCCGAGCAATCGGAGCTTTTCCTCGCCATCGACAGTGCCGTGGAAGCGGTAGCGCGGCGATAAGCTCTTGAAGAACAGAGACTCTTTCCGGGGTTTGGCTGCGCCCGAGCAACTTCCACCTCGAGCCACCCGCAATATCGAGAGCGAAGTTAAATTTCTTCGCCAGATCGACGGCCCGGTTGAGGCCCTTCCCGGCCCTCGCGATACCGCCCAAAAACAACAGCCGCTCACCTTTCCGATCTGCCAGCCGGTAGGCATCCACAGGGAAGCCGTTGTAAACAAACGTTTCTCGATCATGATGATGCGCGTGACTGGCGCTGACGAAGCTGTAATTTTGCCCCTTCCTCGGGGCGTTTGGAACATAGCCGTGCAGAGTGTAAAGCGCACGATATGGGCTTTCTACATCGTACCAGCCGTTGAAATGCACGATGTCAGTATTGATAGGGATCGCCCCCAGACATTCCACTACTGACGCGGCCTGCCGGACCTCGCAACGCGGATGGGTGGAGCCCACTCCGGCAATGAGTGTGATTTCATGTCCGAGAGATGCGAGTGCGCTGGCGAGCCAATCGATTTGCCGCTGGGTGCCGCCATAGCCTCGACAGGGAATTTTGCCTTGCACTGCAATAGTAATATGCATGTTCCAACGTTTAGACCGTTGCTCACATTTCGCAAGCTAGGCCCACGCTCTCACAACGAGTTTCCAGCTAGCGTTCGTTATGTCGTTAAAACCTGTTCCAGCCTTGTTAAGGACTTTAAGTGCGCCAGCAGCATTACCAATCCGCACATTCAAATTGGTCGCATCTGGCACGATGCTAATAGCTTGAGCGGTCGCATCAGTTGTATTGAGAGATGGGTTAATGGGTATCTCGTCACCAACCGAATACCCCGAATTAACCGTAGTACATTGAATGAAGGCCGCATAGAGCTTCGGCTTCACCCCCAGCCCATGAGCCAACGTCAGCGACCCGCCGGATGTGATGGTCTGTTGCGGGCTTTCATAAAACTTCTGAAGCAACGCCGTGGACGACTGGACATAGCGTGCATCCTGTTCGGCCTGCGACCATTGCAGCTTGATCCATCCTCCCCAGGCACCGCCAGCCTGCCTGCGCCGCCATAGCTTTTGGTCTGCCGCCGTAGTGTCGTTGACGAAATCATGCACCGTCTGCGTCCGGTAGCCAGTGCTTCCGTGCGCTTCCACAAACCCCAGGAACCAATTTACGCCGTCTGGCGCATTAGCCGCCGCCGAGGCCATATACCAGCCATTGTCCAGGGCGTTGTTCCAATCGGTGATCGTCTGCGCGACGACACCAAGGTTGGGTCGGCTATCAAGTTTCAGATCAAACCCAGCCTTGACGAACCCCGTTGTAGCCAATTGCGTGGTATTCGTTCCAGGCGCTGCGGTCGGCCCCGTTGGCGTCCCGGTAAATGTCGGGCTGGCCTTCGGCGCCAGGCTGGACACCGCGATCCCACTATCCTTCCCCACCTTGCCCGTGGTGCCCGCGAAAGTGACAATATTGTCGGTTGCCGAAGACGCAGGCCCCAAAAAATCTCCTACTCCCGTCCCGTCGGCGCCTCTGTCGCCGGCACGGTCGAACATCAGCCAGATGCCGTTGGCCACCGTCGGCAAAGTGCCGGCGCCGCTGACATAGGCGAGCGTCAGTTTGCGGTAGCCGCTACCATCCACAACTGCGCCACTGACGTTATAGACATAGTAGATAGCGGTGGAGGCTTTCGAGCGCAGGGTCAACTGGCCCTTGATGGGGTTCGTGCTGTCATCAAAGCCATCGAGGATGCCACTCACCGTGGAGCCGCCGGCATCGAGATTATCGATATAGGCCGCGGTCACCAACGCGGCGCTCGCATTGTTCAGCCGCAAGGTGCCGTTGCCCGGATCGGCGTCGGCTGTGGTCGTGGAAAAGGTGTAGCCGAGCGCCGCCACCGAGGTTGATGCCGCCGCAGCACTGGCCGCCGCATTGGAAGCGGAGGTCGCAGCATTGGTGGCTGAGGTGGAAGCCGCGGTTGCCGAGCCCGAGGCAGCGCTCGCCGAACCGGCTGCAGCTGTAGCCGAGTTGCCTGCGTTGGTGGCGCTGGTCGCCGCGCCCGATGCCGAGCCGGAAGCCGCCGTTGCCGAATTGCCGGCATTGGTGGCGCTGGTCGCGGCTGTTGTGGCGGAGCCGGCGGCGGCCGTGGCCGAACCCGCGGCGGCGCCGGCCGAGGTGCCGGCATTGGTGGCGCTGGTGGCGGCAGCGTTCTTCGAGGTGAGCGCCGCAGCGGCACTGGCGGCAGCAGCGCTGGCCGCGCCCACCGCATCGCCCAGCGTGTCCTCCGACAGGTAAAAGGCGATCGTGACCGCGTCGGTGCCGATCACCGGGTCGAACGTTTCGAAAACATAGACGAAGTCTGCCGAGACCGTGCCCTGCTGCACATGCACCGTCGTGCCCTTCTGCAAGGTGCGGTCGGTGCGGGCATCCGGGGCGCGGAACCAGGCGCCTTCGCTGGCGGTATAAATGCCGTTGTCGCGGGCATCGGTCTGATTCTTGACCAGCACACGGTCGCCGACCTCGGCCGGCACGCCGTCGATGGTCTGCAGGCCATAAAGGGTGATGTTGCCCGTCGTCGCCAGGCGCACGGGTTCGCGTTCGCCGGTCAACAGACGAACGGCGGCAGTTGCAGGTCGGGCCATAAGGCTTGCTCCATGAAAAAAGCCCCGCGAAAGCGAGGCTTGAAAGAAGTTCCAATTTGGTGCGCGACGATCAGCGCTGTGATGAAGACCGAAGAGTTAGACGCGGCGCATCACCCGTCCTCAAGGTGCTTGCGCAGGTAGCGCAGCCGCTTGCGCTGCGCAGGCGTCACATAGCCATCCCCGGCCTCGGCCAGAATACGCTCTTCTTCGGTCGGCACTTTCTCCGGTTCAGCCGGCAGCCCAAGCTCGATCCTCAGCGCCATTGCCTCGGCGTCGCCCTCTGCATGACTGTGCGACCGATGTCATCAACGTCCAGCAAGGGGCAAAAGCTGCGGTGTTCCCAACCCTTGGCATTCCGCTTTTTCTCTTCATGGAGTTGATTCCATTCTTCGTATTTGGCCAGTAGCTCTGGCCTTTCCGAAGGATCACATGTCCCCAGCCGCCACAACCAGGCTATGGTCGGGTGTTGCCGCCGCGTGTTCAGTTCGATGTCGTCGTCATAGGAAACGGTTCCACCGAGAAGTATCTTCCTGCCCATGTTCATTGCGGCGAGCCAAGGCCGCCGTCCCATGCGCTTTTCAAAGTGACCGCTGGCCAGCCCTTCAGATGTAAGTGGGCGCCAGCGCAGCGAATCTAATAGACATTGCTGTTCTTCTCAACGGGTCCGTCCATACTGGAGCCACTTTGTCCGCTGGACAAGTATAACCCGGCAGTTCCTCCAACGCCCACGATCAGGCTGTCCAGCTGAATTATGCGTCTCAATGCTTCGGAATTACGGTGACAGTGCACTCTTTTCAATTTGTCAGCTTTAGAGCTTTCGCTCTACCTCGCACTGGTGCGGACCTCTAGAAAATACGCTGTCACCGTAATCCCTCATTCTCGAAATTTTCATCTACGAACATCTCGGCAAATTTCTGAGGCGAAAGCGTTACGTCGTTGTCGCGAGCGATTTCGAGGTTCCTCGCCCATAGACCCCGGATTTCCGCCGGTATTTCCTCGGAAAAATGAACAGATGCGGCGATTGCGCCCTGCCACTGTCCATCGCCGCCATAGAGAGTGTGCAGTTTGGGAGCTATCGCCTTCAAGGATTTATCCACCTCTTCGGGCAGCTCACCAATTACCCACAAAACTAAAATTCCAATAGTTTAAGCAGCGGCTTTCCGTCATAGCGCGGGTTATGTTCCACTCTATCTCTCCTATGCGTCATTGATGGCGTATTCGATAATCCTTTGACAAACCCCCCGCTAGGCTAGGTTTTTCTTTTATTGAGGCAAGCCAACCCTCGATGACTTCTCGACAGATATGTATCTCAAGAAAATATTCCAAACCGGCTTCGACGGCCTCCGGTGGCGATCTTCCCGTGTCCAGCCCGGTAGCAACCATCGCATCGGAATCCTCGGTCCAAGGCTCCGACGCATAAATCGTGTCGTACTCGTCAAACTCGACAGCCTTTCGACTATCTCTATCAGCCTACCTACTTTCCCCATCGAGAAAACCCTCACTTGCCATTCGGATGCAGAACCTTCTGGAAGACGGTACCAGGATCATGTTGAGATCTAGGGACGAGTTGCTTGCGCCGGCGGTTCGGTGGATTTGCAAATGATCGTCCGACGCTGGTCATGGCTCGTGCTCCTTGCACTCTATTCCCCGTTTCGTCCCGCCTTTTCCAGTGCCGCCTTACGCTGAACTTCGATAGTTCGATTCCAAAAGCGCACCACTTGAAAATGCTCTTGCCTGGTCAACCAGATCTTGTTCTCCATGCTAACTGGATCGCCGCCAACCGCTACCGGTTTGATCTCGAACAATTCCATGCCTTTGGAACGCGAATCTGTACCTTGGACGCTCATTTCAAGTCCTCCAACGCAGCAAATAGACCGGCGAGGTCACGCGCTATCGTCTCGGCGGATTGCCGTTCCATAAATATGAATGGGATGCGCACGATCGGCATTTCCACATCGTGGGTGTCGAAGCCATAGGCTTCCCCTCCTCCATTCGACGCAAACAAGAGGATGCCTGGTGCGTATTTCTCAACCTCATATTCTCGATTGAAGTCTACCAACTCTTCAGCCTTGAAAAAAATTATATAGCTGTCGCCGATGAAGCCTTCACCTCCATTATGCTCCCTAAGGAAATTGGCGTAATCCTTCGGCAATGTCACTCCCAGGCTTGCGGGCAGGCCATCGACAACTGCAGCTTGAGCCGGTGGGTCGAAACGTCCCTTAGTTAGTGCATATCCCACTGCTATTCTCCAATGTCTTTTAGTAATTTGTTCCACCAGGGCGTAACCTGCTGCTGATGAACTTCTCGGGGCAGAATGACCTTGTTGGACGGATCGGTCGGACTCCCGCCAAACTTCACTGGCTTAATTTCATGCACATCCACGGGCTGGCCGACAAGTCGTCGCTGCACGCTTCTTGGCATCACCCTTGAAGCAACGGCAGAATCCTCTCATCGAGGAACTCGAGGCGACTTGCCAGCATCTCGGCATTGGCAGGAGTCGCATCGACATTGACTGGTATCAACTTCGCCACGGATTTTCCCTGACGCGCGGCCTCAACCCAATCTTCAAGCGCACCGATGTAGCCATCCAGAGCCTCGAAAGGGGTTTTGGTGTCGTCAGCCGGGTTATATGTCGTTGGCACATCGCCGACGATCACCCAAATCCATCTTGGTATGTCCGGCCTTCCAGGCTCGATCTCGAACAGAAAGATATGATGCCTTCGGCGCCTTAGCCGAGATACTCGCCCTTGATGGACAAAACCCAATCGAAGAATTCGAGGTGTTCGCGAGCCTCGACGCGGGCAGAGTCAAGTTCGCTTTCACCGGTGCCGACATTGGCTGGAGGCAACCTTACAACGGTGGACAGGTCCGGAATTGCGATGTTCATTTCTCTCCCGCGCCTTCACTCACGCGTTGAGCTTCAAATTATAAAATCCGTCCCCATTCGAACCTATCCCATTCGGGATGATGGAACTAACTCAGCGTCGACCCTGGAACCTCGTCAGGCATTTTGGCTCGCTTCCATGGCGAGGTTTTTGCATCGCGCCAAGCATGCCAGCCCAATGGCAAATCCGCCAGCTGTGCAACTGTTTCATCAAGCTCCACCACCTCAACCAAGCCTACCAAAATCAAGTCGTTCTGATCGACTTCAGCTTCATTTCCGTAGAACTGCCACGACTCGTCGTCAGCATCATGTGACGCGTATGCAATCCAGCCGCCGCCCCTAAATATCTTGCGAGTCGAGACAACGGCTAGATTTTTTGGATCCGCAAACTTCCACTTTTCCATGTCGCACCTATTTATTTGACTTTTCGACATTTTCAAAGCCGGCAATGAGACGAAGATTCTTATAACTATTTGACCCGGGGATCTTCGTAATATCACGAGGATGGATCGGATCTATATGATCGACGTGAGCTTCATTTATCGGAGGAGTCACGCCCCTCTTACTTTGCTTTGCCGGAATTATGTCTATTCCACTCTCATCTGATCGTAAAACCCCACCGTTCATCCTGATATTTTCTTTATGAAGAGTCGCTATTTGCTTCTTCGTTGGCTTCTTGCCAGGCGCAACGTTAGGAGGATCTTCCAAATGTGCATAGGGCCTCCTTATTTCGGGTGCCTGGTCGGTCGAGATAGGAATCTCTTCCGCTTTGACAGGAGGAACCGGGGTTGGATCATTATCTGGGACGGTCGTGGGCTTAGCAACTGCCGCGCGTTTCGCAAGCCGAGCCACCACTTGGCTGCCAATCGCACTTAGTCCTTCGGCAAGAACATTGCCGCCGGCCCCCCAAAGCGCGCCGTTGAGAACACCGCGGGGAACACTCTCGCCGACATTGTAGGCATATGCTCCGCCATAAGCACCGCCAGTCGCGGCGCCTACGCCGGTTCGGACGCCTAGACCGGTCAACCCGCCCTCCGCTGCCGCGCCAATCCCTGCCCGACCTAGCAAACCGTACACACCACCGCGGCGCCGTATCCTGACAGGCCGGCACCAAGACCCTCTGCCACCCAGCCGGCGGAACTGGCCCGGTCCTCGGCATCCTCCGTCTGCTCCTGTTCGAAAGCCAGACGGTTCTGGTAGCTTTCACCTGACGCCGAGGATGCGAGCTTGGCGACCATTGCGTCCGCGCCGCCAGCGGTTGCGCCCTTGGCTATGGTCCGGCCGATATCCCCGAATGCCATGCCGAACTGCTGTAACGACGACATGGTGCTGTATTGGGCCTGAGCCGGATCTTCCCCAATCCACGTCAGACCATTCTTCAGCGCTGCAAGTTGGAGTTCCAATACCTCCGGCGTCATGGTCGGATCTTGGGCGGCCTTGGCTCGCCACCGGGCTTCCGCTGCCAGCAAGATTTGTTTGGCTACTGCCTCGCGCGCTTCCGGATCGCGAACTGCGAGGACAATCGAACTCAACTCCGCGAGACGGGTGTTGAATGGCAAACTTGGGTCGATGTATTTCGCAGCCCACTGGTCAGCTACAGCCCAGGGCAGCGGCAGTCTCGTGTCGAAGCCCATCTGCTCTTGAGCGGCCCTGGCCCAGGTCACCGCTTTCTGGAAATCCTGTGGCGTTGAAACCTTGCTCCAGTCCGGAGCTTCGCCGGGGAACAGTTGGGTGACATAGGCCACGGGATCCTCGCGGCGGGCGGCCATGATCATCTCGGCGGCGCCGGCCCTTATGTCGTAGCGTTTGTGCTCTTCTGGCGTACCCTTCGGGCCGGGTTCGAAATCACGAAGCTCGGCATGTATCTCGCGGTTCGATGCGCGGTAGAAATTGTGAAATGAGTTGGCGGCATCAACCGTCGCCCTGAACTCATCGAAACGCGTCTGCCCGTCTGTGGCGCCGTAGGTACTGACGAAATCCTGAGCGGCTGGCTCTTCCTCTTCCGGGTAATTGCCTGTGAAGGCGATGACAGCGGGCGCGTTTTGCTCGGCAAGCCGCACCCTCGCATGCCCGTCGATCAATCGAGCCGCGGTGGCGGAGTTCGCCTCATTCTTCAGTGTGGCAATATCGCTGGACTTTAGGTAGGTGATAGCTTCCAGTGGAATATCCGCTTCGCCATTCGGCGCAGCAGTTCCGCTAGCCTGTGCCCTGTTTTCGTCCAGCGATAGTTTGCCCGACTGTTCCTGCGTCACCGCGGTCGCATTGGATTCACCTGAAACATTCGAGCCGCCTACGGCCGCCGTATCATTTCGTACCCGCCCTCCCACCGGCACCGCCCCCAGCATTTCAGCAGCGCGCTTCGGGTCCGTGGCGATCATCGCCAGAACCAGCGCCTTGGCCGAGTTGGTGCGCCAGGCGGCTTCCGCCGCTTGCCTGGCAAGCGGGTTGCCGATCTTGGCGATCAGGTCGAGCCCGCTCTGCCGGATCGCCTCGAAGGTCGCGGTGTCGTTCGGGTCGCCTTTTGCTATGGCGATGGCATTGGTCGTCAGCGTCGTGTCGACGGTGGCCTTCTCGTAGTCGTCGCGTTTGGTCTTTTGCCGCAGCGCCATGCGGTATGCGCCAACGACGCGCTTGTTTTCCTTCTGGCCTGCGAAAGCGGCGCGCTGGCTTTCGGGCATCGTCCGTTTCGCATCGTCGAACAGCGTATCGTACAGGCCTGGTTTCACCACCCGGCCGGCGCGCAGGTCGACCTCGCCATACATGGCTTCATGCATGCCTGCGCCATCCGCCGGCGCGTTCGCCGCCACTTCATCTTCGGCCTGCGCGATCCGCGCGTCGAAGCCGCGACGCGCCAGCTCGGCGTCGAACGCGTCCTGCTGGTCCTTCATCTGCTGGTAGCGTTCGGCAAGAGCGGAAAGGTGGTCGCCGAAACCTTGCATGGCGCCGCCGATCGGCGACCCCTGGGGATATTGCACGGCGTTGCCGGTATCGAGCCGGCGCTGGCCGACGGAAAGGGGGATGATGTGTACCATCTAGGTGTTCCCCGCCCACGGAGCCCTGAGGGCCGCACTGCCGAAGATCACGGAGCGGCCCGGCACAGCGGCGGCCGCAGCGCTTGACGCTGCCGCTTTCGTCGGGTCGTAGATTTTGGAGAGGCCGCCAACGAGCGCGCTGCCGGCGTTGAAGATTGACGCCGTCACCGCCTGCTTGCCCTGGAAGCGCGAGATGGCGGCTTGGCTGTTGAGATTGTTCTGGCGCAGCTTCGAGCCGTACAGCAGCGCGCCGAGATCCGCCTGGCCCTGCCTGGCATTCGCCGCCAGCACCTCGGTCGGCGAGCCGGCTATGCCGACGCCGGACGCGCCGGCCTGGGCGCGCGCCTGCGCCTGCAGCAGGTCCTGCTTGTGGCGCTCCTGGCCTTGCTCGAAGGCGGCGGCTTGAGCGTCCGCCTGCGCCTGCTGCTCATAGGCCTTGGCCTGATAGTCGGCCATCTACTCGGTCTGCCGCTTGACGATCAGCTTCTGCGGATCGTCGCCGGCCAGGATCGAGGTCAGGTCCGGAACGCCCCAGGCCTGGGCGCGAACATTGCGGGCGGCGACCTCGCGGCGGGCGCCGATCTTCTTCATCTCGATGGAATCGGCCGGATCGTCATTGACCGGTTCGGACGGATCATTGCCGAGATCCTTCCAGCCGGGCATGTCGACCGAGCGGCCGCCCATGGACAGCTTGGCGGTGATGGCCGGGTCGTTGAACAGGATGCCGGCCTGGAAGATTTCCAGCGACTGGACATGCTCCTCGAACGAGTACTGGGCATAAACGGACGGAACGATCGCGTCCGCGATACGGGTATAGGCGTCTGCCATTTTTCACTTCCTTTGAGGTTGATGTGGCGGCAAGCTTTGGAGGACTAAAGGGGATTGTTGGGCATCCAGAGGTTCGGGTTTTCACCGGCCTCGCGTGCCAGCCGCCGGGCGCGGGCGGGGTCGCTTTTGACAAGGGCTGAAATGGCCGAAATGTTGCGGTCACCGGCGGCGTTGCGCTTGAACGGATTGCCGCCGCTCAAAGCCGCGCCGCCGTCGATCGTGTCTTCCCTGAACATCGCCTCGCCGACGGCATGGAACGCCTTGGCGATCTGCGGATCGGTCAATGCGCCGTCCGGGAGAAGGATGCCCTTGGCCTTATAGGCGTCGACCAGTCCGAGCTTCTTCATCGCCCGGTTGGCGACCTCGAGCTTCTGGCGAAAGCCGTCGCTGTCGGTCGGTCCCCAGTCGCGCACGAGATCGTCATGCGTGGCTTCGACCGAGCGGGCGAGCGCGACGTCCTGGCGCGCGGCCTGCTCGGCCATGTAGCCGACGAAGCGGTCGTGATAGGCCTGCGCCACCTTCGGCGTGGCGCCGGCCTCGACCGCCCAGGCCTTGGACGCCTGGGCAAGCTCGTCCGAATAGGCGAAGTTTTCCGGCAGGCCGTCGGGCCGCCTGTACTCGACCTTGTCGGGCGATGTCAGCGGACGCATGGTCTCCGGCAGCCGGGCATGAAATTTCTGCCAGTCTTCCGGGGATGCGTCGGGTGCTGGAACGCGCAGGCTCTCACCCTGCTGTCGCTCCAGTTCCGCATAGGAATTGAAAACCCGATCGAGGTTTTCGGCCTTGGTCCAGCCCTTGGCTTCAGCGAGCTTGCGGTTGCCTTCGGAAAGACCGTCAAACCAACTTTTGGCGCCAGGCGCGGCGGACCCGTTATCCGCACCTGCCGGTGGCCGTACTGGGTTGCCCGCCGGCTGCGCACGCGCCGCCACGGACCCGGAATCTGCCAGATCTGTCATGAGTGGATTCCTTTGATTGTTGTTAGAAGGAGCCGGCGGCGAAGCTGCCAATCTCGCCACCTGTGGGGGAGATGTCCGGCAGGACAGAGGGGGGCGCGAAGGAACGCCAGCGTTCGGGCACTTCGTCAGCCGAAGCCTCTCCGAATAACGCAAGTGTAAAATCGACAGGACAGGCCGGCGGGACAGCGCCCCCCTCTGCCCTGCCGGGCATCTCCCCCACAGGTGGGGAGATTGGCTGTATCACCGCCTACGCGTTATCGCCCCAGTTCTCCCACAGCAGCGTGATCGTGCCCGTCACCGCCAGCGTGCCATCGGCGTCGATATCCGTGCCGGTCGCAAACGCCAGGTTGAGATAGAGGTCGACCGGCGTCACCGTGCCGTCCAGCGTGGCGGCTGCCGCGACATCCGCGGTCGAGGCCGTCGACAGCGCGGCGCCCAGGCCATCCAGTGTGCGGGCCGTCGAAGCCAGCACATTGACCATGGCGCCGGCCAGCGTCGCACTCGATGCCGCCACAGAGCCCAGCGACCAGGTCAGCGCCGCATTGTCGTTGATGGTCGCCGCGCGGGTGGTCAGTACCGCAAATTGCAGTCTGGCCGTGCCGCCCTTGATGCGCACCTTGCCGTCGGCGAAATCGAGCAGTTTCTGGCTGGCATAGGCCAGCGCGTCGGCGACCGGCACCTGCATGCCGGCAAGGGTGAAGACGGTGCGGTACGAGCCGCCCTGCCCCGTGGTGACGGCCTTGAGGCCGAATTTGGGCGGGGCAGATCCGGCCTCGCGGGCGGCGGCGCGCGACAGCGTCCGGGGAAGACCTCGGGTCATTGGTATCTCCATTTCTGTTCGGAATTCTGGAAAGGACGTTATTCAGAAAGCGCCGGATCAGCGCTGGCGTATCGATTCAAACCGAGGCGCTATCGCCCTGTTCGCGCAAGGCGTTTCCGCTTTGGCGACCATTGTCTTCAAGGCCCGAGAAACCACGTCTCATTTCGTGAGCGGGCGCGCCGCCGTTTGGCCGCAATGCGACAGCTACTGGCAACCATTCGCTCCAATCCGCGTTTGGGGCTTCAAAGGAGTTCCAAGATGATCATCAGACAAGCCATTGCCGCCGTGCTCATGACTGCCGCTCTGGCAGGCTGCGCGACCCAGACCGAACAGCAGCAGAGGGCAACCAACGGCGCGCTTATCGGCGGCGGCGTCGGCGCGCTCGCCGGCCAGGCGCTGGGCGGCAACACCAAGAGCACCGTGATCGGCGCCGCCGGCGGCGCCCTGCTCGGCGCCGTCATCGGCCAGGCCACCACGCCGCAGCGCCGCGGCGAACAGCTGTGCCGCTACCAGGACCGCTACGGCCGGATCTACACGGCGCCTTGCGACGACCGCTATTACAACGGCGATTATTGAGGACGGGCTTCCCCTTCTCCTCGTTCAACGGGGAGAAGGTGCCCGAAGGGCGGTTGAGGGCAGCGCGATCCTCTGAGAGGCTGGCCCCTCACCTGCTACCGGCATCCTCAATCGTCAGAATTACCTTTTAAGCTCCGGCAAGATTTTCTCGTCGAGAAATTTGAGGCGGCCAGCCAGCATTTCGGCGTTGGCGGGATTTGCGTCTACATTGACTGGTATCAATTTCGCCACCGACTTTCCTTGTCGCGCTGCCTCGACCCAGTCCTCAAGGGCACCGATATAGCCATCAAGAGCCTCGAAAGGCGTCCTCGCGTCGTCGGCAGGGATATATGTCGGCGGCACATCGCCAACGATCACCCAGATCCATTGGTTCACATCCGGTCGCGGCTCTATCTCGAACAGGAAAATGTAGATTATTCCTTCCGCGCCATATCCGAAATATTCGCCTTTGATGGATAAGACCCAGGTGTAAAATTCGAGATACTGCCGTGCCTCGATTCGGGCGGCATCAAGATCGTCATCGGCGGTGCTGATGTCGGCCGGAGGCAGACGCATAACGCTGCTTAAGTCTGGTTTGGCGGTCTCTATGGCTAACTCCCTTGCCACCTTCGTCTAGCCCAGCGCACCGAGGCGGTCACCTCAACATCTGCAAAAGCCACGCCCGAAACACCTATCTCCAAAGGTTCCCGCTTGGCTTCCTCGGTGACAAGATAGCAGGGGAAGCTTGTTATGAGGACGTCACCTATCCAAACGTCAATCTCGTAGTGGAATTTGTGGACAATGGCGGGTGAACGCGATTGTCGAGGAGAGTATTTTTGCCAAAATCACCAGCGGCAAAAGGCTCTACATAATAGTAATCCATTTCTCACCTATATATTCCGAGAAGTGGAATGAGTGACCCAGAATTGGCAACTCTGGTGGATTAGGGTGACTTATTCATTGCATCGGCCCTCGTCATGAGTCTCTTTCGCCAAAAGGCTCAATCACCGCAGAGGGAATTCCTAGTCTTTCAAACAAATCAAGGACTCGCTCTGATATGACGAGATCGTAATTCGAAGCGATGCCAAAATCGTCGCGACCTGCTTGCCCGTCCACTTTTAACCAGACGAAATGTGGCAGTTCCTGCCCAGGCTGCAACTCATGAAATTCCTCCGACTCTGTCACCTCAGCATCGGAAAAATCAGCACCAGATATCCCCATCTTCAGCAACGCCTCCTTTGCTTCATCCGTTACAAGAAAGCATGGAAAGGTTGTGACAAGCGCGTCGCCGAACCATCCTTCTACCTCATAGTGCAGCTTGTGGACGACTGGTGGGTGAACGTCGGTGTCTAAAACCGTATGGTTACCCAGCCCACCAGCCACATCCGGCCTGATATCAAAATATCGCATTATTCACCTATCGGCGGGTCGAACAAATGGCCATATTTCTTGTCGATTTCTGTAATTTTATCAAGCCATTGCTCGCGCGTGAAATTGGGGTTGCGTTTATAGAATTCATCCCATTCAAACCTGATTACCTTTTTGTGTAGGTTTCTATCTCGTTTTTTTGGGATTCCTCGAAGATTTTCGTACGAATTTATTTCTTCTATATTTGTAATCCTTGGATCTCTCTCGACAACCTGCCTCTCGCCAGCATGATGAACAACGTTATCACTGCTCTTTAATTTCGGATTTCTGGCGTAAAAAATCTTGCGGTAATCCTCTGACTCGGCAACGCCTAGTTTTGCGCCGGAGTATCTGACCTTGTCTGGATCCCGGGCGAGCATTGCGCCTAGCATTGCATTGTCAAATGCGCGGTCGGATTTGGGGACCGATTGGAAAGCGAAGCTGGCCAGCCCCTGCTGGTATCGGAGCGTTTCGGCGTCCACGCCACCAACAAGCGCCTCGCCTCCGTCAGCTAACTCGCCCGGCCGCTTGGCGACGAGGCCTTCGGCTCGCTCGGCCGCGATAGCGCTCATAAACTCAACTGCTCGCGGTATGCCTTTCTCGGCGGCTCGGCCAAATCCGGGCACCGGTATCGCCCAGCCGAATGCGTCACCTCCCTGACGCATCATCACTTTCTCGGTGGGATTTGCAGGCTCGTAGTAGCCTTGGCTGAAATCGGGAGGGTCGATTGATCCGAAGGAAAGCCCGTAGCCAACTCCCTTCGTCAATTTGCCCGCGAATATCCCGGCATTTGCACCCGCCTTGCCAAGCGCCTTGGCGTCAGCTCGAAACACCTCGCCCGCTGAAAGGCCAGGCTTGCCGCCGGGGAGTATGCCGCCCAGGCCGGCTTCATCCAATTCCCGGACCAAAGCTGCCCGCGCGACAGGATCTTTGGTGCGCGCAAACAACTCGCTCGCCTTGGCGTAGCGGTCCATCAAGTACGCGCTTCCGCTGTCGCGCTGTTCGGCAAGCTCGAGCAGGTAGGAAAACGTTATTGGCTGAAGATTTTCATCTTCGATGCCCAATACTTTTTGCAGAGCGACAGACAAGGCTATCGTCTGTCGTAAAGGTTCGGATCATAGTTCCCCGGATTCGAAGCCCCGCTGCCAAACACGGCTTCCCAGCCCTCGAAGGTCTTTTGAGACAATCCGCTGACGTAGCCACCGGCACCGACCCGCCGCCTCTCCCGCACCAGCTTTGCCGCGGCGTCGGTGATCTCATAGCGCTCCTGGTCCTCAGGTGAAGCGTTCGGCCCCGGCTCAGCGCTGACAACAGCGGCATCGATCGCCTGGTTCGACATGGTACCCATGTCAAAGATTTTCTTTCCGACCCCGGCTCGCCATTCGAGAACCCGCCGGCGCCTGTCGCCCTCATCGAGGCCATAGATGATCCGGTAGGCATCCTTGCCCGGTATTCCGCCGGAGTAGGCGCCCGTGCGTGCGAACTGGTCCGGCGCTTCCGCCTCGGCGCGACCCATGGCAATGCGCGTCTGGATGTCCTGCGAGAACTTGGCGACCTTTGCCTTTAAGGCCAGGACATCCTGTTCCTCCTGGGGAAGATCGTCCCTGAATGCCTGCGCTATGCGTTCGTCCGGAGTCTGCGTGCCGACGCGGCCTTCTTTCCCGGGCGCCATCCTTGGGCCTTCCACAAAGGAGTTGCCCGCAGCCTGCGCGCTGTCGCCCATAGCCCCACTGCCGGCGGCCGGCGTGCCAACGCCAAATATCGCCAGCGCGCGCTTCGGGTCCCTGGAAATCAGCGCCTCGAACCGCGCCTTGGCGGCGGTGCTGTGCCAGTCCTTGGCCAGTTGCTGCCTGATACCAGGATCGACCCCCATCTTGTCGATGAGATCGAGCCCGTCCTGCCTGGCCGCCTCGAAGGTCACGTGGTCGTCGGGGTGCGCCTTGCCGATGGCGATGGCGTTGGTTCGCAGCGCCGTGTCGACTTGGGCCCGCTCATAGTCTTTGCGGCGTTGCAGCTGCTGCGCCGCCATCCGCCAAGCACCCTCGGTGCGCAGCGTCTCCTTGCGAGCGCTGAGGCCGGGGTGCAGCTCGGGCGGCATCTGGCTCAGGAAGCCCTTGAACAGGGTGTCGAACCGACCCGTTTGCAGCACACGCCCCGTGTGCGGATCGACCTGGCCATACATGCCTTCGTGCAGGCCGGCGCCATCTGCCGGCGCATTGACAACCGCCTCGGTCTCGGCCTGCGCGATCTCGCCGTTCAACTTGCGTGCGGCGACCTCGGTATCGAAGGCCTGCTGCTGCGATATGAGCTGCTCATAGCGCTCGGCAACCTCCTGCCAGTAGCTGTCGGGCTGCTGGCTTGGCCCGCCTGCCGGCGAGGAGCCAGTATCTTGCGCCGTATTGCCGGGCCGGCGCCGGGCAACAGAGAGAGGAATGATGTGGACCATGTGTCTGGTTCCTGCCGATGGAGCGCATTGCCGGAGGTCGCGGCAAGCCGCAACGCATGCCGATCGCGTCGTTTGCGGACTTTCGGATTGATGTTTTTTTGGAGAAGCCGAGGACGACGAAGTCCCTTCTCCCCGTTCACGGGGAGAAGGTGCCCGAAGGGCGGATGAGGGGCAGCGCGAACCTTTGAGATGCCGGAGCCGCCCCTCACCTGCCTGCCGGCATCCTCTCCCCGTATAGTGACGGGGCGAGGAAGGCAGCTTCAGCGCTGGCGCTCTACCCCTCCATCCTCGCCGCCTTCTCCAGCGCAGCCAGCTGCGTCTCGTCCAACGTCAGAAATCCCATAATGTGCTGCACCACTTCAGCCCGCGCATTGCTGAGCGCGCTGTGCAGCTCGAAACCGTTCGGCGTTCTCGTCCTGGCCATCCATTCGCCATAGGACGGGCGGCGGTAGTAGCCGACGGTTGCCGCGAGGTCGGCCAGCACCATTTCGCCGTCTTCGCCGGAAAACACCCGGAGATAGGCCTTGGCCAGCGCGTCGCGCGCCTTGGCGGGGCCGCCGGCCTGGCCGGCACGGGCGAAGCGTTTGCCGCTCATGCGCGCTGCTCCGGCGCGGCCGGCACGGCCGTCGCCTGCCTGTTGGCGGCTGGCGCGGCCGGCACGGCCGTCGCTTGCCCGCCGGCGCCCGCCTGCAGCATCAATGCATCGAGTAACCCGCTGTCGCGCGCCTGCACCGCTGCCGGCACCGCGTCCTTGGCGACCTTGCCGGCGGAGGCGATCGCCGCCATGCCGGCCTGGGCTTGTTGGGCCTGTGCTCTTGCTCCACGCAGACCTTCCACCTCCTCCTTGCGGCGAAAGATGCGCTGCGGGCTGCGGCCGGCGCTCTGCACGATCTTCAGCGCTTCGTCGCCGTCGATATTGTCCATGATGCCGGGATCGAACTGCGCCATCTGCATGGCCGTCGTCACCACCTGGATGGTGTCGCGCGCCTCGGCCGAGCGGCGCAGCACATCGAGCGGGCCGGTGAAGGTCGGGCGCACCGCCTTGCCGGCGAGGCTGTCCGGCGGCGCGAAGCGGCTGTCCTCGTCATAAAGCCCCTTGTCCTCGAGAATTCCGAGCTCGCGGTCGAGATTCGAGGCAAAGCCGGCCTGGATGATCGAGCCCGAGGGGCCGAGCAGCGCGCCCTTCTCCTCCTGGCGGATTAGCGCCTCCGTCGCCGTCATCTGCGGGTTCTGCACCAGCGTCTGGAACAAATTGACGAACATCATGTCGCGGATTTCTTCTGCCCGGCTCGCCGCGTAGTTGAAGGCATAGGTCGGGTTCTGCCCGGTCGCGATCGGCTGGATCAGCGGCCTTCCATTGTCGTCGATGAGGCCGGGATAATTCTCACCGGGGTTGAGCACCGGGACATAATCGAGCCTGGCCTTGGACGCCGTGGCCGGATCGGTGATCTGCTGCAGGGCGCGAAGGCCCGAGCGGCGCACCGCGTTCTCCTCGCGAACCGTCGTCAGCGCCTCGATAGCAGGCGAAATGCCATAGGGGTCGCCCTCGTAGCGGCGCCAGTTGAAGGTCGACACCGGGAAGGACCGAAAACCGCTCTCCCTGACGATCTCCTCCTCGTCCTCGATGACGTGATAGGAGGCAAAGGCCGTGTCGAGATACTGATAGTCGCCGGAAAGCCGGTACATCTTGCGCTCGTCGCGCGGCTGGATGCACTGGATCAGCGAGATCCTCGTCTCGCATTTGGCGGGATCGTCGACCAGCATCTTGATCCGCGCCGGCATTTTTTCGTAGCCGAGCAGCTGCGCCGCCTGTCTTGCCGTGCGCTCGTAGCGGCGGTGGAAAATGTCGACCTGGCCCCAGCGGTTGCGGGCGAGATAGCCCTCGACCACTGGGATCGAGGCATAGCGGATCAGCGTGCCGCCAAAGCCTTCCTCGGCATAGAGATAGGCCGGGCCATAACGCACGACATTGCGCAGGCAGGCTTGCGTGGCCGGCACGAAATTGGAGTTGGCGGAATAGCGCAGCGCAAACAGGAAGTCGCGCAAGCCTTCCGCCCATTCCTTCTCCTCGTCGGTCTCCTCGTCGTTCATTTCTGCGGTGGTCAGCCCGTGCCATTTTTCCGACTGCGGGATGATCAGGCTTTCGAGCCCGGCGGCGAGGCGATTGGCGGCCGAGTTGATGGTGTTGGCATAGACGCGGGCACCGCGCCGCTCCTGCCGCTCGGCCTGCGAATCCGGTCCGCCGCTCCTGCGGCCGCTCCAGACATCGGGAGCATCGGGATCGCAAAATTCCGCCACCTGCTCCCACACCGCCTCGTACTGAGAGCGCTCGGTCTCGAGCTCGGATTGGCGGGACAGGATATTGCGGGCACGGGAATCGGTCATGAGGGGCTCGCTGGGTAGGATGTGAATGGACGGCGAAGCGGCGCTTCTCCCCACTTGAGCGGGAGATCGCCGGCAGGCCAGAGGGGGTCGCCGCGCGTAGAGCGCTAGCGTCATCTGTCGGTGTTGGGAGGTCGCGTCCGGTCGCACCGACCCCCTCTGTCGCCTTCTGCGACAGCTCCCCCTCGAGGGGGGAGATCGGCAGCGTCAGCCGACTACGCGCTGCGCTTGATGCCCTCGAGCACCGGCGCAGTTTTCCGCCCAAAGCGCTGGACGACGAAGCGGCCCGCCTTCTGGCCGGGGACCTCGATCAGAGTGTAGGTGATCCAGGACAGCAACATCACCGTCGGCAGCACAACGGCAACGACGATGGCGAAGCGCAGCGGCGCCGACAATTCGTGGCCGAACTCACTGATGACGAACGCCGCGACGGGCTGCAGCACCAGCAGATGGATCAGGTAGATGCTGAAGGAAAGCTCGCCCATCAGGTGGAAGAACCGGTTGCTGAGCGTCACGGCGATCGCTCGCGCCAACATTCCCGCCCTTCCAGGCAGCATGCGGTAGAGAACCAGCGCAAAGAAGCCCGCCACAAGCGCTTCGCGCACCAGAAGCTTGCCCAGCCCCTGGTCGCCGCCAAAGGGCAGCGCCGCCAGCAGCAGCGCCAGTGCCAAGTACAGGATAGATCGCGGCTGGCTCTGATGCACGACTCCGGCCAGCAGCATCCCGCACAGGAATATCTGTATCTTGAGCGGCAGAAAGGACGGCATCGGAAAATGGATCGACAACAGCCGCATCGCAAACACGATGACGCAGCCGGCCGCCGCGACCACAAGGGCGCTCCTCATCCAGTCCAGCCTGCGCACCAGCAGCATGACGGCCGGGAACACGGCATAGAACTGCATCTCCAGCCCCAGGCTCCAGTCAGGCAGCGGCGTGCGATAGGCGAGGTTCGGCACCAGCCCAAACAGGAACGTGAGATGAGCGACGATGTTTTTCAGGCTGCCGTCGAGGTAGCGTTCCGGCGCCTGGTGCGATCTGGAGAGGAAACCGTCGATGATGATCCTGCAATCGTAGAGATAGGGGCCAAGCGCCAGCGCCAGGAAAAGCATGACATAGAACAGCGGCGCGATCCTGAAATAGCGGCGCGTCCAGAATTTCAGCCAGGTTTCCGGTCTTTGCCAAGGCTCCTTTTCCTGGCGCAGCTGATAGTGGAACACCATCAGGAAGCCGGACAGCATGATGAACAGGTCGACGCCGAGATCCGGCTCGCCGACGATCGGAATTTGCCAGCCGGTCAAAAGCATGCAGTGCCCGACCAGCACCCAGATCGCCGCAAGCGCGCGAAGCCCGTCCAGGCATTCGATGCGCGAAGACTTGATGATGCTGGTTTCGTAGCTAGCCATGTTGCACTGCAGCATGGCGCCTGAGGAGCGATTGTCAAGCCGCTGAGAGATGACGAATTGCTACACCCTCTCCCTTGTGGGGAGGGTCGGCGAGTTCGCTTTGCAAAGTAAAGCGAGGGAGACGGGTGCAGCGCAGACCCCACCCCGCAGGCTGAACCGCACGTACCGTGCGGCTCAGCCTACGACCCTCCCCACAAGGGGAGGGTAAGATGCGTCACCGCCGCTTCACCAACCTGGCATGCCGTCGCCAGTACCACCACGCCAGCACGCGCTTGCTGAAACTGCGTTTCATCGCGGTCATGGTCATACCCCCAGCAGAACGCGGCGCTGGCCGGTGAGGTCGCCGGGCGCGAGGTCGGTTTTCACCGTCGCCGCCGTGCCCTGGCGCTGTTCGAGTTCAGTCCGCAGGGCGGCCTCGCGCGCCTGCACGTCCTTGTCTTCAATGGTCGGGGTCGGTGGCAGCGGCTTCAGCGCCGGCGGCTTTTGAAAGAGACACATGGTTCCAGCCTTCTCTTGTCCAGTCGTAAAGGAAAAAGTCTTCGCCGTTGCGGCCATATCCAGGCAACCGGCAGCGTTGGGTGGCGCCGAGCCGGCCGAGCCAGCGCAGAGCCAGTTCGTTGGCGGCGAGCGCCCGCGCCTCGACCCGCCATGCGCCCCGCGCCGCAACCTTCGGCCCAAGCACCGCATGGAAGTGGCCGGTGATGCCAGGCACGCAGCGCTTCATGCGGCGAGTGCCCCAGCTCCAGGCGATCCACAGTCCGCCGCGCTGTTCGGCAGCGCCGAAGCCGGCCTCCGGATTGCCGTCTAGCTCGGCAACATAGGCAAAGCCCTGCAGCGCGGTGACCGCCAGCAGGGCCGGCGACCAATGGTCAAGCTGGCAGTCGATCTCGGCCCGGTCCTCGGCACGCAGATTGGCGGCGATGTAGGAGAGATCGCGCAGCGTGGCGGGAATGATGCGGACGGCCATGGATATCCCATCCCGCGCGAGGCAGCGTTGCGAAGACCCTCGGAATCCTGCCATCAAAGGCGTCGGAAGATGACGTCGATGCTTTCGCAGCGCTTGCCACAACCATAACAGGGCTATTAACATTCGAAATACAACCATAGGAGGTATCGTTGCGATCGCTCATTCTCGCCGCGATGGCGGTGTTTGCGTTGCCATTTGGCGCGGCTCAGTCGGACGACGTGGATAAGACGGACACTCTGTGGCAAAGCTGCCCAAAGGGCGTGCTCTTCAAGGAACTCGAGTCGGGGATTGTCGTGACCGTCATCCGACAAGGTTCCGGTAAAGCCGCCTTCACGGCGGATAAGAAGCTTTTGCAGCCGGCCACGGCGGCGGAGCTGGTGACGAAAGAGGGCGACCACGGATTTATCAGTGGTCCGATGCCTTCCTATATGTTTGCGGTAGGTCCGGATACAGTCAAGAACTTCAATTGGAGGCCCGCTGAAACTTACCCAGATGCATTCTATACCGTTCGGGACGATGAAGGCGTCGAACCACTACTAAATTTTGTTGATGTTGGCTGCGCGCCGTAGCTGAACGGATGATGATTGTTTTCACAAATAAAGGACACCGCCTAATAAAGAGGTGGCCCTTTCTGAGCGGCACCGATATCGATCTATTTTACGGCCAAGCTGAATAGTAGTCCTCTGGTAGATTGATACCAAATTTTCCCGGAAGGAACCGCAGCAAATCGGGAGGCGTACCATGCAAATGAAGACCACGCTTCATTTTTAATTTCAGTAACCACTTAAGACCAGATTCGTCTGCATAATCTGGATTACCTTAGCTAAGATTATCCTCAACCGATGACGGCTCGCCTGATGCACGCTGCATTAGGTATTCGTCAACTATCCTCGATGCTTTAGGAAAACGTGGGTCGCCGATGGGTACTTGATCGATGTCGGATCGATTATGCTTAGACCTGGAGGTCGGACCATTAACGTCTGAGAATTGATCCTTGCTGTTTACTACGCTTTCAATGCTGTAGCCCCAATGCTGGGAAGCCAGCCGATTTAGAACCGCGTCGATAACTGCTTTAGCCTCGATTTCGTCGCTCTTAGGATAGTATTCCGTCGCAACTGTTTTCTTTAATCGAAGAATGTCTGCCGGAGATAGATCGATTGACTTCGCGAATTTTTCATTTGATGGACGCTCGGAACCGGCATCGTCAAACCCATCCGCATCCGGCTCGCCGTCAGACGCTGCCAGCGCATCTGATTGTGCCGCCTTGATATTATCCAGCTGCGTGGCCAGCGCTTTGCGCGATTTCTGATCAATTATTGCTTCAAGCGCCTTGCGCTCGGCTTCCTCCGGATCGGGGGTATCATTCCACGCTTTGATCAAACCTTCAGCGTCGGATAGGGGCAGCGGCTGAGGCTTCGCGATACCCAATTGACGCTGAGCGGCAAATGATGGCGCGACCGCGGCTTGCAAGTCCTCTGGTGTCGACAAGTTTTTGAAGGCTGTATCGACGGCCGGGATCACCTTGCGCACGTAAGCCGCCGGGTCGATCTGCCGCTGTTGTATGATGAAAGCTGCAGCGTCCGCGTTCAATTCATAGCGCTTCTGATCTTTTTCGAAGCGCGCCTGATCCATCCTATACAGTTCGGGATCTTCCTCCTGCGAGAAGCGGTTCGGGAGGGGTTTTGCGGCAAAGATTGACGCATCGATCTGACTTGTCGGCATGACTCGCATATCGGCAAGATATGGGCTGACATCCGCTCTCCAATTGAAAGCTCTGGATCGTTTGCCGCCCTCTTCGGCACCAAAGACAGAAGTAAACTCGGTATCGTCATGTCTTGTGCCGGAATAGGGTGTCATGTTGATTATGGCTGCCCGCGCGTTTTGAGAAGCGATGTCGAGATCGGCATGGGTGCCGATGAGACTTGCCGCATCCGCGGTGCGCGCCTTGCGAACAACATCGTCATAGGAACCAGGCGAAAGCTCGGCAAGCAACGTATCGATCGGAAGATCGTCCTGAAATGCCCGCCTTATCCGTTCATTCGACGTGAGTCGGCGAACGCGGTCACCTTTTTCGGTTGACTCGTCAGAACTATCCGCTCCGGCAACAGAGTCGGTGATGATATCATCCATCCCCTGCTCCGGCTGATTGCTTTCCTGAGTGGTAAACGCTGTCGGCACGAGCAGATTGAGGGCCCTTTTCGGGTTCTGAGTTATCAGAGCCTCAATCCGTGTCTTTGCCGTGCTATCCCGCCACGCGGCTTCGGCCTGCAACTTGCCCTGCGGGTCGAGGCCCATCTTGTCGAGAACATCGAGGCCGCGCCGGCGAGCGGCGTTAAAAGCCACAGTGTCGTTGGGATTGCTTTGAGCGATGGCGTCAAGCTCGGCGCGCTGGACCCCGGACCATTGGTTCTGTTCATAATCCTTGCGCCGCTGGAGCTGCCGCTGCGCCATGCGCACCGCGCCTGCCATGCGCATCGCCTCCTTCTGCTTGGCAAAGTTGGCGCGTTGGCTTTCGGGCATGCTCGGCAAGACCTCGCCGAACATTTTGTCGAACAGACCGGGCTTCACCGCTCGGCCGTCATACGGGTCCAGCTGGCCGTACATGGCCTCGTGCATGCCCGCGCCGTCGGCCGGCGCCTTCGCCGCCACCTCGTCTTCGGCCGACGCGATCCGGCCGTTGAATTGGCGGCGTGCGATCTCGGCGTCGAAGGCCTCCTGTCGCTCTGTCATCTTCCGGTAGTGCTCGGCCAGTGCGGAAAGCTCGTCGCCAAAACCCTGCATGGCGCCGCCGATGGGCGACCCTTGCGGATACTGCACTGCGTTCCCCGTATCGAGCCGTCGCCGACCAACGGAGAGTGGGATGATGTGTACCATTGTTGGCTGCTCCCTGGCTTTGAACAAAGGCGCGCAGCGCTGGCGACCACAGCAGGGCCGGGCCACACGCGTTCGCCCGCCCGCCTCGCGGGCTTTGTCGGATCGAAGACTCTTGGAAAGATCGAGGGCGCTTGCCCCTCACCGAAACGCCCCCAGCGGATCACTCTGCCCGGTCGTCCGCCTCGCGCTCTTGAACTCCGCGGGATCAACCACCGCTTCCCGCAGCATCATCACGCCATAGCGCGTCGCGGCCATCAAATCGTCGCGCAGTTTCACCACCTTGCCGTCCTTTCGGTGAAAAAGCCTGAATTCCTCGAACCAGGGCAGCAGCGTCGACAACACCTTGAAGCGGCCGGACTGCATGCGGTCGAGCATTTCCATCAGCCCGGCCTCGACCGAGACCGAGCCGTCGGCAAAGCGGGCGTGGCCGGTGAGCATGTTCAAGCCGTGGGCGGCATATTGCCTGGCGAGCGCCGTGCCCGCCCCTTCCAGCGTCTCGCGGCGGCCGTCGCGCGGCCAGGCCCAGGGCAGCCATTCGCCCCATGGCTTCAGCGCCAGCACCTGCATCGCCGGCGTCTGCTGCGAGGCCCGGGCTGCTTTGGTGACGTAAACGATATCAGCCTCCGTATCCCAGGCGAGTTCGACGGCGGCCGAGGGATGGTCCCAGCCGAAATCGAGCGCGCCGATCCGCGGCCAGTAGCGCGGCAGCCGGAACGGCTCGCAGGCGATCAGCTCCTCGGCAATCGGAAAGATGCGGCCGGAGCCCAGCACCGGAATGCCGCGCGCCCGCGCCTCGCGCTCATGCTCGGGATAGGCGGCAACGATCGCGGCGCGCTCGTCCGGCGAATAGTGTTCGGCGTCGTCTATGGTCATGAAGGTGACGTGACGGGTCATGCAAGCATGCTCCAATAGAGTGTGGCCATTGATACCACCGCTCATCAATGCGAAGCTGACCCAAGACTTGGGGGAACACATGATTCGGATTGCAATCGTTGTCGCCATTGCCGCCAGTGCATCGGCATGCACCAGCCAGGCGAATGTTCCTTACGATACGAGTAAAAAAATCTGCAGAACCCGTAGCGATCCAGGAACAGGGTTCAAACGCGAGGTCTGCGTCCCCGACACTCCCAATCAATCCTGTATGCTCTATATATATCAGTATATCGGTCGAGAGAAAATATTGTGCGGCCCATTAACGCGCAAATCGCCAACCGCCGAGGGTCGTGCCAGGCAGCTTGCGGGCACCAAATATCCCTGATTCGACTTATCAACTGGGTTTGATGCGGATCACCTTTGGCGCCTGCGCATCCATTGTACCACGGCTCTTACCTTCTCCCCTTGTGGGGTGAGAAGCGGTCCGCGTGGCGGACGAAAAGCCAATTGCTTGGCTTTTCGAGCTTCGAACGCCCTGAGCCTGCGAGGGGCCGGATGGTGGCCGATCCAACCTGCCGGGTCCCCGCTGCTCCGCAGCGTCCCGGCGTTCGCCGGCCTTTCGTCGTGCCACTGGCACGACGAATTCGCTTCGCGAACCAGCTGCTCACCCCACAAGGGGGGAAGGGAGAACCTCCTGCGCCGTTAAAAACCGCAACACCACGTCGCTCATGCCCAGCAGCGGCGTGAACGTCACGATGGTGATGCCGCCGGTGGCGTTGGTGCGGGTCAGGCCTTCGGAATAGATATCGAGCGGCGGCTCCTCGTCGAACCAGACGCCGTGCAGGGTTTCGCCCTGCCACTTTTCGCGGCCCTTCTCATAGCTCTTGAACGAAAGCACCGATTCATCGGCCTGCACGTCGCCGCCGCCGCCCCAGCGCACCACGACGCTGTCGAGCGCGCCCGGGGCGCCGCGGCCCATGGTCGTGTGCAGGATGGCGTTGGCCGGGATCATGCCGGTGCCCCATGCCGCCTGCTGCTGCGGCGGGCCGACCAGCACGCGCTGCGGGTTGTCGCGCGTGCCCTCGCCCGTCACGCCGGCAGCCCATAGCCTGACGGGGGTGTCGAAGGTCTTGCCCTGCCACCACGCGGGGTAGCGGCCGGTGAGATGCATGGCCCATTCGGCGCCGCCGGCCCTGGTCTTGCCGAGCTGGTTGCCGGCTATGAACAGACGTTCCCGGTTCTGCGCGCCGGCGGCGTGAAACTGCGCCTGCCTGGGATAAGGCCGGTAGGCGGCAAGCTGGTTAGTCCTGCGCCTGCGGTCCAGTTCCTGCAGCAGCGCCAGATAGTGGCGGCTCGCCTTCAGGCTGGTCGCCAAACGGCCCGAGGACGGCTTCGAGGCCGCGGATGCGGCGGCGGATCTCGTCAT